ATGAAAATTGTTTTTCGGATAGCTGAAAAAACAAGGAAAAAGCAACAGTTTTGTCACAATGATGTTACAAATCGTGGGGTGGAGCAGATGCAAGATTTGATTAAAGAGTATAAACATACACTTCGGATCATTAGGGAGCATCATGAAAAATCTGTACAAGCAGAGGTGAGAGAGATATTAGGCGGCATGATTCATGATTTAAACTATGCGATTGAGTGGATGGAAACAGCAAGAGAACCATATCATAGACGCGGGTTGGAAAGGCTTGCTTACTATCAGCGGGAAATCCCTACGGATCCAACCATCATGCAGATCTTCTGCCATAAAACTGAAATCGATCCATATCATCTGATTGAAATGGTACCTGTCAAAACATTGGATCAAAGGGACCTGAAGCGCCTGGAAGAGGCTATGAGCGATCTTACGGTACGGGAACGAGAATATTATACGCTATCACGGGGTTACGGCTATTCCTATGCGGAGATAGCTGAGATGTTCTCAGTAAGCAAGAGCACCATTCAAACAACCATCAAACGGGCCGAAAAGAAGATCGCTATGCGGGTTAAAAATCTGGGGGATATAAATAAATCATTCTGCGGAATTGAAGTTTCTTAGATTTTGTTTGCTTTAAAAGAGAACATATATTCCCGTCATGCGGATGCCACCTATTAGTGAATAGGGTAAAAAGTTTCCATATCCTCCGGAGGAAACTTGTGTCAAGAAATGAAATCGATTGGGGGAATCGTAATGAAAATCATTCATGCAACTCAACAGGCTACAATTCAGAATGGTGAGGGGCATCATCCCATAGAGCCTTTTCAGCTTCCCCAAACACCCGAGGAGCTTCAAAAAATGCTGCAATCGGAGGCAGACAAACGGGTTACTCAAGCGATTAAAACCGCAAGGGTGAAATGGCAAAGGGATATGGAAGAGAAGGTAGAAGCTCTGCTGAAAAGAGCTGAAAAGATGGCAGAAAAGAGAATCTCGGAAGTTGAGAAAGAATGGCTCCTTAAGCATGAGGAGGAGCTAAATGAGTGGAAGAGGGCTCTTGCAGAACGAGAACTCGAATTAAAGGCGGTCTACCTGTTAACGGAAAAAAGGCTGCCGTTAGAATTTACGCCGTTTGTAATAAGTGAGGATGAGGCAAAGATTCAGGATCGCGTGCAGCGGCTTGAATCTCTTTGGAACCATACCATCCAAGAGGCAATAGCCGAATATCAGTATGGCAATTCTCCGCACGTTGTTCCATTCAGGAAGAAAACGTGAATAAAGAGAGGAGGGAAGCGTTCATGTTACAGAGCAGTCTTGAGGCGGTTCTCTCATTGTTAAACTCCTTATTTCCTGATGTGGGCACAATTTATTTGAACAGCAAGCTCAATGAGGTACAAAGACCCAGCTTCTTGGTTCAGATGCTCTCATCCAATGATGAACATCTGAATCGTTCAAGTTATCAGACGCGCGTAAAGTGGCAGATCAGCCATTTTGCTCTGCTGGATGAAGCAGGCAATGAGAATCTATCGAATCAATTGAAGGTGATAGATCAATTGCGGTCTGCACTAATGGAGAAGATGACCATCTATGCGCCCGATGGGACATGCTTTCACATTTTGGATGTGGAAGGCGGGCGAAAGGATGATCTTCTTTATCTCATTCCGCATCTGGAATCTGAGATCATCAGAGGTTCTAAGGAATATGAAATTATTCAAGAGATTCATCACAAAGCAATGGAGGGATAAGAATGGGTTTGCCAAGCGTATTGATTGAATTTCAGAGCAGAGCAGCTACCGTCATGCAGAGAGGTGCGGTCGGCGCAGTTGCTTTAATTCTAAAAGATGAACATGTAACTGGCGTAATCGAATACAAAGTTGCGGATATTAGCGAAGTTCCATCAGAGTTAAACAGCACCAATAAGGATTATGTAAAGCAGGCGTTGTTGGGGTCGCCTAAAGAAGTAAAAATGATTGTGATCAAAAGTGACGCTCCGGACTATGCGGAAGCGCTTCAATATCTGGAAACGACCCCGTTTAACTTTCTCGCTGTTCCGGGTATAGAGACTGCAGACGTACCTGCATTGGTCGCATGGGTGAAAACGATGCGTGATGCTAAGGAACGAAAGTTTATCGCCGTGCTGCCCAATATAGCTGCTGATCATGAAGGAATTGTCAATTTCACGACCGGCGAAATCAAAGTGGGAGAGAGAGTCTATACCTCCAGCCAATTTACAGCGAGAATTGCTGGATTGCTTGCAGGTTTACCGCTAAATGCAGCTCCAACATTCCGTACTTTGCATGAGGTCACAGATATCCCCAAATTAACTAAACAAGAAGCAGATGAGAGAATCGATGCAGGTGAGTTGATCCTCTATCATGACGGAGAAAAGGTGAAGATTGCCCGCGGCGTGACGAGTCTGGTTACGACTACAGAAGATAAAGGTGCCGATTGGAAAAAGATCAAGTTAGTTCGTATTCTCGATATGATCTATCAGGATGTAAAGAGTACCATTGAGGATCATTACATCGGCAGCGTGCAGAACAGCTACGAGAACAAGCTGTTATTGCTTTCTGCCATTAATGCTTACTATGAAGGTTTGGAATTGGAAAACATCCTGGATCGCGGTAAGAACCGCTGCGAAATCGATGTGCAAGAACAGAAGCTCTATCTCAAGAGCATTGGAGAACCGGTGGATGACTGGACAGAGCAGATGATCAAAGAAGCGAATACGCGCGATAAAGTATTTTTATTCTCTTCAGTCAGACCGTTAGATGCGATTGAAGATGTAAAAGTAAAAGTAAATCTCTAAGGAGGGGTAAGCAATGGCTTTATCTGGAGAACGAGTGATTACAGGTACATTTGGTGAAGTCTGGTTGAATGGCGATAAGGTAAGCGAATGTTTCGGGCTTGAAGCGAAGATTGAAATGGAGAAAGAGGAGATCGCGATTGCCGGAAAGCTCTCCACCGATACAAAATTTATGGGCTTTAAAGGGACAGGCTCGCTGAAGATGCACAAGGTAAATAGCCGTATGGCAAAGCTGCTGTCAGAGAATATCAAGAAGGGGATCAACCCGCGCTTTCAGATTCTTTCGGTCCTCAATGATCCTGCCTCATACGGTGCTGAACGCATTCGCATTAAGGATGCCTCATTTGACGATTTGACGCTTGCCGGCTGGGAAGTGAAGCAGAAAGGCGAGATCGAAGCACCCTTTACATTTACCGATTGGGAATACCTTGACTTGATTGAACCTAGGGCATAGGAGGGGAGAGTATGAACCAAACACTTGACTTGCTGCTGCAAGTAGATGAAGCAAAATTGATCAAGCCTAGACGGGAAGTTGAGATCAAACGTCTTTCCGAATCCGTTGGTCAAAAAGTTGTATTTACCTGTGAAGCCATTACACCGGCAAAGATGGCAGAGATTCAAGAAATGGTCATGGATGTCCGCAAACAAGAGGTAGATATTCCTGAGATGCAACTGATGACGGTACTTGCGGGTGTGAAGGAACCCAATCTTAAGAGTACTGAACTGCTGGACAAGTTTAAAGCTCCTACTCCGAAAGAGCTTTTGCTTCGACTGCTTTTGCCCGGCGAAATCCAAAGTCTGTACAACATCATTTCTGAATTATCCGGTTATGGCGAGAAGGCAGTAGAAGAAGTAAAAAACTGATTCAAACCGATGGCTGGGTCGGCATGATGTACTATTACTGGTGCCGTCATGGCATCCGGCCATCGGTATTTTACTCCATGCCCCATGGTGAGCGAATCATGTTGCGAGCTTTTTTTGAGTATGAGATGACGGAAAGGGAACGTATGGAGAAAAGAGAGGCTCTTTTTTCTTCATACCTTCTCTAGTATAAGGGGGTGAAGGTAATAGCCAATGCTTATACTTTAACCAACAAAGAGATCAGTCGCATAGTTCAGCAAACCCTAAACCAAACAAAGATCATGATCAAGGCTTTAAAAATAAATGTCAGCATTGCAGGCACAAGTATAAATATGGTACCACAGAGCAGCGGGAGCAGCGCTCAGCCAGGAAATACACCGGAGGATGCTCAACAAAGTGAAAAGTTTAAGAGTATAGGAAATGCTGGGAAGAGTATTACCGATTTAGGTAAAAAAGGAGCTTCATTTTTAAAAACAATGGTAGTTACGTCGGCTGCTTTTAACAGCAATATGTCGCAGCTCTACGCATTAACCAATGCAAATGCAAACCAGATGCAACTGCTGAAAGATTCTGCCCTGCAATTCGGATCTACAACGCAATTCTCCGCAAGTGAAGTGAGCAAGGGAATGAATGTCCTAGCTGCTTCGGGAATGGGCGTCAATGATATGCTTTCCGCCATGCCGGGGATTATAAATGCGGCATCGGCAAGCGGCGGTCAATTGGATCAGGTTGCTGCAAGCATGGCCAATACTATGCGGGCTTTTGGCCTAAACGCTTCAGAAGCGACACATGTTGCCGATGTGCTGGCTAAGTCGGCCAATATGTCAGGCTACGGGATGAAGAATGTTGCCGATATGGTCCAAACTTTGGGTCCACTTGTGCAAAGTTTGGGTTTTACACTCGAAGATACAAGCGCAGCCATTGTCGCTATGGGAAAGGCTGGCATTAGCGCAAAGCAGGCTGGCTCAACTCTGCAAACTGCATTTCAGAAACTTATTCATCCCTCCCAAGAAGCTAGAGCTGTGCTTAAGGATTTAGGCATTCAACTGCTGGATCAACAAGGAAAAATGAAGCCATTTCACGATATCATCGGCCAGTTGACGAACTCTATGAGCAATATGACATCGGCGCAAAAAAATCAAGTATTGGCTACGCTTTTCGGGGCCGAATCGGTTAATGCAATGACCGCTTTGCTTCATGCAGGAAAACAGAATTTGGATCAATATACTCAGTCGTTGGTGAACAGCGATGGGACTGCAAAGCAAATGGCAGATACGATGAATGATAATTTAATGGGCAGCCTAAACAGCTTGAAAAATGCAGCGCAGATAGCAGCCATCTCCTTAGGTGACGCGCTATCCCCATATATTCGTCAAGCCGTAGACTTGTTGAAAAACTTAATGGACCACTTTAACAGCCTATCTCCTTCTATGAAACAAACGATTGCACTTTCTTTAGCTATTGCAACCGGCATTGCGTTAATTGGCGGTCCATTGTTGATGTTAATTGGCTTTTTGCCCAATTTGGTCCAAGGTATAAACATGGTAGGAACTGCAATGAGAATATTATTTTCTGCTATGAGAGTATTGACGCTTTCTTTTAATCCGATAGGGTTAGCTATTCTTGCGTTGGTGGCAGTCGGTTATATTCTTTGGCAGAATTGGTCAACCATTGTGGGAATGCTGCAAAACTTATGGTCCGGCTTTGCCGGGTTTATCACCGGCATATGGAACGGGATTTGGAAGGGGATCAGCGGATTTATCAACATGATCATCGGGGGTATCAACAGTTTAATTGGTGCCATCAATAATATTTCTATCGAGATTCCGGATTGGGTTCCTGTGATCGGCGGCAAAAAGTTTGGAATTAATATTCCCAAAATCCCGACCATTCCTGCTGGAGGCTCTTCGTCCGCACCACAAAATGCCTCATCTGGAGCCGCTGGCGCTGTAACTGCACACAGCCATGCCTATGGACTTTCTTATGTGCCTTATGACGGTTACTTGGCAAAGCTCCACAAGGGAGAACGCGTCCTTACCCGAGCGGAGGCCGACCAATATCGGAAAGGGGCTGGCCGTAATGTAAACATCGTGATACAGAAAGTTGCAGACCGCATCGATGCCGGCAGCTATAATGATGTGGACAGATTGTTAGGCCTTCTGGAAGAGCGTTTAGTCAGAGTAGCAGCCAATATGGGGGCGGTATGATGAAATTTAATCTTTCCTTTAACAATTTTGCAGAACAGATCCAGCTTCCGGTTAACCCTAAAGAATTCCGTATCTCCACGGGAATGAAGAATACGGTTGTTGACGTTCAGAATCTGGGCGAATTAAACCTGATCGGCGGAGAGAAATTGGCGGAGATCGAACTCTCTTCATTCTTTCCTGCCGACCCGTTGTCTGCTCCCTACATCTCAACGCAAAATTTGCTTAAACCGTACGAATACGTGGAGCAAATTGTAAAGTGGCGTAAGAGCCGCAAGCCCATCCGTTTGATTATTACCGATTCTCCGATCAATCTGGCCTGTGCCATTGAATCATTTGAATATGGAGAGCGGGGCGGAAGCAGAGATGTAGAATATACGCTGGTATTAAAGGAATACCGGTTTGTGAAGATTGAACAGATCACCGTACCGCAGCCGCAAATCACCACTCAGTCAGAAAAGCCGGCTCTTAAATCAAGAAAAAAGCCATCCGCCAAAGGGAAAAAGGGAGCAAGGCCAGATCCCAGGCCCAGCCCGCGCACGGAGTATTGGCGTACCGGGGATAATCTGCTGCTTATCTCACGCAGGGTATATGGTACAGATTCAAGATGGCCCGATCTATACAGGGCAAACGCCAGATTGTTATGGCCCAACTACAGTCCAGTCCCTCCCCGCCCTGAAATATCGGTTATGTTGGCCGGAACCAAGTTGGTGATTCCATGACGTATACTCTGATCCATGTACGGAAAGATGGAGAGGCATTTAATATTACCCCGTTGGCCGAATCGATCCGCTGGGGCGGGGAAATTCGCCAAGCCGCACGAAAGCTTGAAGTCAATTTGGCTTTTGGGCGTGATCACTACCTGCCCAGGCAGAATATAGAGATCGGTAGCCTGCTTATATTAAAAAACGGAAATAAGGAGATCATCCGCGGCGTTATTTTTGAAGCAGCCAAGGACTCGGATGGCGGATACAGCATCAAAGCCTATGACCATCTCATCTACCTGTTAAAGAATAACGGTACTTATCTCTTTCGCAATATGAGAGCCGACGAAATCATTCGGAAGCTTTGTGCCGATTTTGGCATACCAGCGGGAACGATCCCTAATACAAAGGAAAAACTGGAAAAACTCCTATTGCGAGATATGAATATTTACGATATGTGTCTGATCGCCTTGACTGAGACAACCAAGCGAAATGGGCGCAAGTTCTTTATGCGCATGCAAGAAGGAAAGCTGCATGTTGTGGAAAAGGGGGCCCAACCCTTGCAGTGGGCAATCCGTGAGGGTAGCAATCTCATCAGTGCCAATTATAGCGAGAATATCAATGAGACGAGAAATCGTGTCGTAATTGTTGGCGATAAGGATCAGGTTCTTGCCAAGGTTGAAGATCGAACCCTGATCAATCAGTTCGGACTTCTGCAGGAGTTAAGGCGTGAGGAGAATATCAGGACGGGTGAGGCGCAAATAATCGCCAAAAATCTGCTGAAGGAACTGGCTAAGATGTCAAGAGAAGCATCGATTACATGTCTGGGCATTGATGAGGTGGTGGCAGGGACGGCCATCCAAGTCGAAGAAGGATTGACGGGGTTAAAGGGTACCTTTTATGTGGATAGTGACGATCATAGCTTGGAGAACGGGCAGCATATGATGACGCTGAAGTTAAATTGGACGGATGAAGTTGATGCGAAGGAGGCTTCTGAATCATGACAGGCAGCAGACTGATCGAATTGATTCGCCGCCAAGCAGCCGTAACTTCCCAGCGAGGGATTGAATTGGCCACGGTTGTAAGTCCGCCCCCCGCGCTTAAGGTACGGATCGATAATATGGAGATTGTGCTGGAAAAAGATGATCTCATTGTATGTGAGGGGCTGCTGGAACACCGCATCGATTTTACAGTAACAGAAAAAGAGGAGATGACCGTTCATTCAAGACTGAAGCAAGGAGACCGCGTGGCGGTTCAAGCTCTTCCCGGCGGGCAGCAGTATTTGATTATAGATAAGGTGGTGGTGATGGGTGGATGAACAGATCTTCCCTGATCTAACGATACCGGATGGTCTGACTAATCATGAGGCTGGTTCTGATGCCGTATCCGAGTACGGTAAGGAGCTGGCTTTTGATTTTACTAGAGGAGAATTGATCATAGAAAACGGGAGGCCGAAGTTGGTCGAGGGAATAGATGCCGTTAAAATCTGGATAGAAAAGACGTTGCGTACAGCCCGCTATCGGTATCCCATCTATTCATTTGAGTATGGGTGTGAACTGGAGGATCTGATCGGTATCGAGATTCCATCGGATGTTCTTGAATCGGAGATTAAAAGAGTGATTGCCGAAGCGATCATCTACGATGACCGCATTGAATCGGTGGAAGATTTCAAGATATCCCGCAGCAGCGATTGTTTGCATCTTACTTTCCGGGTGGTTACGGTCTTTGGCGATTCTTTTACGCAGGAGGTGAATCATCATGTATGAGAACCAGACATTTGACGTGATTATGGACAGGCTGCTGGAGCAAGTTCCAAACCAATACGATAAACGAGAGGGTTCGTTTATCTGGGATGCATTGGCACCCGTTGCGCTTGAACTGATGCAAGCCTACGCAGAACTGGATCGTACCCTGCAGCTTGCTTTTGCGGCGACCACCTTTGGTTCATATCTCGATATGCGGGCGGCCGAGCATGGTCTTACCCGTAAACCGGCTACCAAGGCCAAAGGATATGTACATGTTAAGGGAACTGCAGGAACAATGGTGGCAAAAAACACGATTTTCACAACGATGAACGGCATTCAATATGTAACCACGGAAGAAGCGGTTGTTGGAGATGAGGGGGAAGCATTGATTCCGGTTGAAGCTGTGGAACCAGGCGCTGCGGGAAATGTACCCGCCCATGCTATCGTGGTAATTCCCGTAAGCCTCACGGGAATAAGTGAAGTAACCAATCCAGCGCCGACAGAGGGCGGAACGGATCAGGAAAGCGATGCCGATCTCCTCAAAAGGCTGCTATTTAAAGTGCGCAATCCGGCTACCTCCGGAAATGCCAATCATTATAAGCAGTGGGCCCTTGAAGTGCCCGGCGTGGGCGATGCGATTGTAATCCCGTTGTGGAACGGACCTGGAACCGTAAAAATCGTGCTTCTCGATGCCAATAAACGTACTCCATCACCAAGCATCGTGGATGCAGCCAGACTTCATATTGAGGAGGTGCGTCCCATCCTTGGTGGAGAACTTACTGTTGACGGGGCGGTTGAGGTGCCTATCGACATCTCTGCCTCTTTGCAATTGGTCGATGGCACAACCATTGAAGAGGTACAGGGGAAGATCGAACTTGCAATTGCCGATTATCTTGAAACCTTGGCTTTTAAAGACCCATATGTGCGCTACACCCGCATTGCCAACCTGTTGCTCGATATTCCTGATGTCATCGATTATGCCGACCTTTTAATAAATGGGAATTCTTCAAACATTGAATTGGAACCTGGGCAAGTGGCGGTATTGGGGAGTGTGACCATAAATGCCATTTAATCAATGGGTACCTCCTTTTCTCCATGGAAGTAAAATCTTTCAGACAATCTACGAAACCCAGCAAAATGAACTGGACCGAGCAAGCAAAGCGATCGAAGATATTTTGAACCAATGCTTTGTGGATACGGCAACTTGGGGACTGAAATATTGGGAAGAGTTCCTCGGCATTCCCGTAGATGAATCTAAACCGATTGATTTCAGGCGATCAACCATCAAAGCAAAGTTGCGCGGTTCAGGAACAGTCACGGTAAATCTCATTAAAAATGTGGCTGAATCCTTCTCAAATGGAGAAGTGGCGATCTATGAGAATGTGGCTCCATATACATTTCAGGTCAAGTTTGTCGGAACAAGAGGAATACCGCCAAACATCGATGACTTAAAGAAAGCGATTGAAGAGATTAAACCTGCTCATTTGCGGGTAATTTTCGAATACACATATACGCCTTGGAATGAACTGAGAAATAAAACATGGAATAAGTTATTAAGTTTCACTTGGGAAGAGATTAGAACAGGGAGGGTCGATTAATGGATAGAACCCCTAAGTTAAATTTAAACATTCCTAGAGGAAATGATTATGTAGATATTGATGTTCTGGGCCAAAACTTTGAAATCATAGATGAAAAACTGGGAGAAAACATTGAAAGAACAAATGAAAACCTTCATCAAATCAACACACTATCAGATCGAGTCACAACCATTGAATCCGAGCTTTCCGATCAGCAAGAACTAACTACCACTCTCAAATACGGTTCCCAAGTGATCAAAGTGCCAAGGGATACGCCTTTTAATGTTCTCTCTCTGAAGGGATGTACATTGATAAATCTACTTGGCAAAATTGGAAACTTTGAGAAAGACTCAAATTCTGATGGATTAGCAGACGGATTTACAGCTTTTAATGGTGCTTTAAAAACAGTTGTAAACGATGGAAAGTATGGTTCTTACGCTCAACGAATCGAATCTACTCCTAGTGATCTTTATGTGCCGCGTGGCATAACGACAGCTTTTCTCCCTTTAGCCCAAAATAAATGTTATTTGCTTGCTGTAGATGTTAAAGGTGATGGAGTATCAAAAGGTAGGCTCTATACTGATAATCCAAGTCAAACTAGATCGTACACTAAGGCTTTTACACCGTCAATTAATTACCGTTTACAATACCTAAAATTTAAACCAGACATTGCCGACACTTTCAGGTTTATAGTGTATAACTACAATGATGTTGGGGCAGTTGGATGGGTGCAATATGATGGATTACGTCTATATGAAATTCCCCAATCTATCTATGATTTAATTGATGTAGACCCTGAATACACAGGCGACAAACTTGCAGAGAAGTTTCCATATGTGGATTCAGTTCAAGCTATACAGAATCCGTATGTAATAAGGAGAAGTCGAAATTTGCTTCCGCCCTTCACACAATGGGTTTTGCATGCTAATACAAAAGTAAAAAGTTTATATGAAGTAGAACATATTTCAACTGCACAATTCCAAAATAATACAGTAAATGTAAGTGTACTAGAAAATCAAAGTTATACTATATCCCGACAAGGTAACGGTTATATGCTTGTTAAGGCTTATGATAAAAATGGAAGTTTTATTTCAGATTGTGTTGCGGCTACAGAGGCAATATCAGCTACATTTACAACACCTTCAAATGTGTCCTATATTACTATTTTCTTTATACCTTATACATTATCGTTAGGTACATTTACTTTCACCAATCCAATGCTCAATATCGGTTCTACTGCTCTACCATTTGAGCCTTTTGAAGAAGATTATCTATTCCTTGAAGCAAAACTCCATTCCTCAATGGACTTAACTGTCTATGATGAACTTATCCCGACGGATACTGGATTTGAGAAGTTGGGACGGTTTAGAGAGGTTGTGTTGGATGGTGGCTTGTCATATTTATTTCAAAGCGACCATACTGGATTTAAGCGTATTTATATTTCATACACTGAATGGAATATAGATAAAAATATTCCAGTTTCGATGGTTAAGTATGACGGAAAAGTACTTGCATCAGGTCTGGATGACGGACAAACAAAGGAAATGAGTGATGCAGTAGCATTATATGGAAGTGTTGATAAACTTATAATATCTATCGCTGATATAGATAGTGGTTGGGGCGAAACATATACACCAACACCTCAAGAAATTCAAGCATATTTTAATGGTTGGAAAATGAACAATGGCACATTTGGTACGCCCTACAATGGTACAGGTACTAAGACTTGGGTTCCTTGGAGTGCAACATCAAATACGGGAGCAGTTACTACAGTACCTACAACACCTTCAAGCGATATTATGAATAAGGTGTTTGATTTCTATAAGTTAGTTTACCAACTCACTTCCCCAGTTCGTGAACCTGTCAAATATGAGGGTGCTATTTCGCTTAAAGAAGGGCAAAACATAGTTGATCTAGGTTCAGGTGTGGCTGTGAGAGAAAGATGTACACCTAATATAAATGTGACAACAGGTCTATACCAAATAAATACAACCGAAAATCCGTTAAAGTATCGTAACGACAAAATTATTTCTGTTTATAAAGATGGATTGCCTGATAATATTGCAAAAATAGGAAGAAGAGTACCAGAATCGGTGCATATAAAAACGATAGGATGGGAGTTTGCTGAAATTTCTCCTGCTTTTTTTGACCCAACCGCAATCTATGAAGTTACTTATCTAGTTCTGGATAAACATCTCTTCACAACTAACCCAATAGACTTGTCAGGTTCATATGAAGCATATCTGAATGAAGTTGTCGGCAAAATAGTAGAAAAGCAATCAAATCTTGAAACCAAGGTAAGCGTAATTGAGAATACTTATGCTAGAAAAGAGCGAATGCCTTGGATTACACCGACGTTGTTGAATGGATGGACAACTCATAAAACAGTAGGATATTCAAAAGATGAAATGGGCTTTGTACACATAAAAGGAATGGTAAAGGATGGATTAACTACACCTTACTATGCATTGTTTTATCTCCCTACTGGTTATAGACCAGCTCAGGAATCTTACTTTACTACCTATACCGACTCAGGAACAATCGGTTCAGGTACGGTTCAGCCACTTAAAATTCATCCTGATGGCAGGGTAGAAATTATTTTAAATGCTGCTAAGACATATATTGCTTTGGACGGTTTAGTATTCCGGGCAGAAAAGTAAAGGAGGACTCTATGAGAAAAGTTATACGAATAGATAAACAGGGTTATTATAGAGAAGATGTAATTCTTCAAGATCATGAACCTACACCTGAAGATTGCGTTGAAATAGAAGTCCCAGAAGGGTTTTATTATCCTAAGTGGGACTTTGTTAATTTACAGTGGGTTGAGGGACTATCTGAAGAAGAAATTGAAGAGATCAGAAATCAACCCATCCCTCCAAATGAAATCGATGTGCTAGGAGAGAAGATTGTAGAGTTGGAATTGACTAATTTAGACTTGCAAGCACAAAACGAGATATTAGGTGAACAAGTAGTAAACTTAGAGCTAAGATTACTCCAATTTGAAGGAGGTGGCGCAAGTGAGTAATTTTGAGCGCTTAAAATACTATTGGGAAAAGGGATGGGCAAAGGAACCGCAAATGAGAAAGTATGTGCAATACAATGTGATTACGCCAGAGGAGTTTGAACAAATAACAGGAATTGAGTACGAAAAAGACGCCTAAGAGCGTTATTTTTTATTCCCACATATAGAGAACTAACCCCGAGCCAATCGGGGTTTTTATATTGCAGAAAGCGGGTGAGAGGATGAGCGAGCGTGAAATGAGCCGGATGCTCTCAGAAATTCGGGAGCGGGTGGTGCGGGTTGAGACTAAAATCGATTCTATGACCGATGTGAGGACCACGGCAGAAGAAGCGAAAGAGATTGCGCAAGAAGCATTACAAGGCACAAAATCGGCGCATCATCGTATTGATAATATAGATAAGATCATTTTTTGGCTTTGTACAACGATTATTGGTACAGTGATTACAGGAATACTTGCTTTTTTCTGGAAGGAGGTATAGAGATGAACTATATCGTGGATCACATTCCCAAAGCAACTCCGCATAATCGGAGAGCAGGGATCGTCATGACTCCAACCACAATCACTATCCACAACACAGGAAATCCATCATCCACCGCGCGAAATGAGCGGAATTGGCTGACCAACCCATCCAATGACCGCCAGGCATCTTTTCATATTGTAATCGATGAAAAAGAGGCTATTGAATGCCTTCCTCTTAATGAGGTAGCATGGCACGCGGGAGATGGCCGTTCTGAAAATGGAGGAAATATGGCTTCCATATCAATCGAGATCTGTGAAAGCGGCAACTACATGAAGACATTGGAAAATGCAGCCGATCTGATTGCCAAATTGTTGAAAGAACGGGGATGGGGTGTAGATCGGCTACGCAGACATTACGATTGGAGCGGAAAGATATGCCCGCGGCTCATGTATGACGATGGCCAATGGACAGGATGGGACAGGTTTGTACAGATGATCGCCGAGCGATTAAAACCAGACGGGGAAGAAAGACCGATAGATGGAGGTGAAGATAAGTTGATTCTATCGGATTGGATGTGGAATGAGTTAGTGAAGGTGCTAGAGCAGTTTCACGCGGAAGGGGTAATCACGGATCAGCAATGGATGGAAAAGGCAAAGAAGAAGGCGCTGACCGTTTCGGAATTGAGTTGGCTGAATACGATAATTATGAGCAGGAAGGGGGTGAAATAG